CCAAGCGTAAGCGCGGTCTTCGATGCGCTGGTTCACATCGCCCATCTGGCGCGTCCAGATACCACCGTCGAGGTTGAAGGCCACGTTGAAGTTGCCGCCCGAACCGTCGAAGAAGTACATCCAGCCGTTTTCGCGAACTTGCGACTGCCACTGGCGAACGCCAGGATAGATGTAGTTGATGTTCGGGTACGCTTTGTTGAGCGTGAGATCGCCCGTCATCGTGTCGCCGGTCTTGGCTACGCGACCACCGGCAGCAGCACTGGCATGCGCGGCAGCACGATTTTCGATCCGGTCGTGAACGTCGCCGAACTGCTTACACCAGATAGAGCCGCCGGTAGTGACGTAGAAGAAGTTATCGCCATTATCGCCGTTCTGAAGGATGGTGGTTCCACCACCATCCACGGTCCACCGAGCGCGCAACACACCACCGCGAACGATGTCGATGGCAGCGGCGTTGAACGATGGGACGCTGTTGACGTACTGAACTGCGCTGGTGGTCTTGTTGAAGTAGTTGTTGGCGGTATTGGTGTTGGCCTCGTCACGACGCGACGCGCTCCATGCGTTTGCACGGTCTTCGATACGGGTGTTGAGGTCGCCAATCTGCTTGAGGTACAGCGAGCCATCACGGTTCAGGCGCATGCGCACATCGCCGTTGTCGCCGTTACGGAAGTACAACTGCCCATCGTTCACGGCCATGATGTTCCAGTGCTCGACGCCGCCGTTGAACAGGCTTAGGGCCGGCTGCACACTGCCGTAGGATGTGCCGCCGTTGACGAATACACTACCGTTAACCGTGGGCGTTGTCTTCGCGGCGTAGTTCGCCGCTGTGTTGGCGTTGGCTTCATCACGGCCACGATTGCCCTGTGCAGTGGCAACGCTGTCGATGCGAGTTGCGAGATCGCCGAACTGCTTGGTCCACACCGTACCGTTGTCACGAACCTGGAATACCCAATCGCCGCCACTGCCGAGGAAGCCGATGCTGCCGCTGTTGTTGTGAACGTAGCGGGTGCCCTCGTCGGTATCGCGCATTTGGATAGTCGAGGAGGTCTTACCCTCGCCTACGATCACATCGCCGTAGGTGCGCAGATTGCCGTCCGCGAGCATATCGAGGCTGTAGGTGCGAAAGGCGTCACCCTGAAGCGCTGCGTACTTGTAGGGAGTGGCGCTCTCACCGGTGCCGGAACGCAGCACCACATTGTGCGAGCCTGGATCGCCGTAAATGTATCCCTGACCGGAGCCGAGGAACACGCCGTTGAAGCGCGGCGCACTGTTTAGGTCGGCTTTGGCCGCCGGATTGAAGTTGCCGGCATGCCAAATCTGGTTGCCGCCGATACGCGGTGTGCCGTTGACGAAGTTGTAGTCGCCCTTTTCCGCAGCGATTTCGATGGTGCTGCCAGTACCCCAGCCGATGTAGCCGTGGCGCGCACCGTCCTTGTCTCGGAATTCAACATAGCCCGAGCGATCCGCACTGCCGGCCACAAGGCCGGACTGCCCGATACCGGGCGCACCCTTGACCGTGACGGTGCCGGTGAACACCGAACCCGCGAGATCGGCCTTCAGCGACGGGTTGAAGTTGCCAGTGGTCCAGATGGTGCCACCTGTGCCACCCTTGAGGTAGAAATCCTCAATCGCACCATCGCTGGGGCGGGTCTGTCGGAATAGCCAGTTGTTGCCGCTGGCACCATCGTTCTTGGTCGAGTAAATCTGCTTGCGACGGAAAGAGGTGGCCGCCGTGCCGCTGTCCTCGATGGTGAGGATTGCATCGTTTTCCTTCACGATGCTGACGTTGCTCTTGAAGTCTTTGCTGACCACGTTCTGCGCCAGGAAGTTGGCACCATCGAACACCACCGTGACCACCTGACCGATTACGATTTCGCCTGCCGCAACTTGGCTACCATCAGCGCGAAGGATCGAGCGCGTACCAGAACCATTGATGTTGAGGGTGCTGGCGCCGGTATTAGTGTGGTTGGCGAAGAACAGGAACTTCTCGCCCTTCACATAGCCGGCCTGTAGGGGCTGCTCGTACGTGAGCACGTAAGCGTTAGCCGATCCCGTGCTCGTCACCATGGCATTGCCGTGGTTGTACGCACGCTTGGTCGCGCCCATCATGGCACGAACCACGCCACCAACCTGAGACGGCAGAATGCCAGACGGAAAACCGCTCGGAGCGGGTTGCGTATTGCTGCTGTCTGTTTCACTCCAACTGGAGTTATTTAGATCTGCCATCTATCACCACTTTTCTTATCGTTGTTGGAGGCCCCGCTATTTACCGCAAGGCCTCTGTTTTCGTTACTTTGCCTTCTTGTCGCTGCGGATGCTGATTGCTTCTGCCAGCGCGGCGATGCCTGCACGGGTGGCGTCGTCCACGCCGGGGCTGCCAGCGTACTGGTGCAGCGCTGCGATGGTGCGCTCCACGCCACCACGCTGCACCTGAGCGCGAGGCAGGTTGGCCACGAGGCTCACAACGGTGGGGTTGGTGAGGAGGCGGTCGCCAATCTTGGCAGTGGCACCGGTGGTGGCCATGCTGCCGAGGCTGCTCATCACCAGGGCCGTGTTGCCGGCCAGCACGCCGCCCACGGGCACGCCAATAGCCGTTAGGGCACCCATGATGGTCTGCACGTTGCTGGTGTTGCTGCCGTTGGCGCTCTTGCCGTAGCGCTTCACGTTGGCCGCGATACGCGCAAGGCGGTCGAGATCGGCGCGGTATGCCTCGTTGGCAGTGCCATCGAACAGCGCGCTCTTGGCCTCGGGGCTCATGTCGTTCCAGCCCTTGAGGAACTTGCTGCTCGAAAAGCCGTCGCTGGTGCTACCCATGCGCTCCACGGCGGCAGCCGTGAACTGGTCCCACGCCTCGCTGCCCTGACCCTGTAGGATTTGCCTGCGAGCAGCCGCGATCCTGTTGCCGCCCTTCTCGCTGCCCTTGAGCATGTTGGTGAGCACGTCCTCGTCCACCTTGGCCGTGAGGATGGGCGATAGGTTCTCCTTGACGTTGGTGGGTGCGCCCTTGGCTACACCGGCCTTGTAGGCGGCATCAGCCTCGTTCCAGGCGGTGCGAGCGCCGTTGCCGGATGCATCAGCGGCAGCGCCCATCTCCACGGTGAGCGCGTCGTACATGCGTCCAAGATAGCCCTGCTCGGCATCGTTGGTGCTGGCACGCTGCATCTTGCCCACCTGTGTGCGGGCTTCCTTGATGCGGTCGAAGGTGGCGCCGTTGCCGATGTCCTCGTTGATCGCGCTCACACGGCGCATGGCCGCCTTCAGTTCGCTGCCGTAGGTCTCACGGCCGAACGCGCTGAGGTTGGCGCTCTCGTTGGCCAGTTCAAAGCCGAGGTTGGCCATGCTGTTGCCGGGCACCGGGGTGTTGCCGGTGAGCGCACCAACCCGACCGTAATTCTGATCGGCAGCATCAAAGAAGCGCTCCTGCGCCTCGCCGGCAGCCTGCTTGAGAGCACTGCCCACTTCCTGAGCCGTGCCAGGAGTTGCGTTGCGGTTGGTGCTCGATGCGATGCCGCTCACGATCCTGTCGTTCTCAGCAGCGATGGCAGCGGCCGAACTCTCAGCGGCGCGGTTGATGCTGTTGCCCAGCCCTGGAATGGCACCGATGGCGCGCTCCGCGTACTGAGTGGGCTTGTTGCCCGTGACCATGCCCACTGTGGGATCGATGCCGATGGCGCGCATATCCGTGGCCGCCTCGGTGGCAGCCTGAGTGCCGAAGCCGAGACCGCGACCGGCAGCCTTAGCGCCGCCGATGATCGCACGGCCAAGACCCTCACCAACGGCATTGGTGCCGGCAGTGATGGCCGCGTCAGTGACCTGTTCGCCCGTGCTGCGGGTGTCGTTGTTGCCGTACCACCAGTTGATACCGCGCTGGGCCAGTTCTCGACCAGCAGTGCCGCCGGCAGCAGCACCAGCCATGGCACCGGGAACAGCACCCACACCGGCAGCAGCCGCACCAGCGACGCCACCACCAGCCGCACCCAAACCGCCGCCGATCATCTCAGCGAACAGGGGAGCGGCACCAGCGATATCGCCCATGCTGGGGATCCAGCCCTTGTTATTGTACTTCTGCCACTCGCCCTTTTCGTTCTGGTACTGGAAGTTGTCGCCATCGTAGGGCATGGCGGTGGGGTAGTGCTTGCGCAGCGCAGCCAACTGATCCTCTGGCTTGCTGAGCGCATCCACCTCGAATCGCACGCTGGCCGGTGCCTCAGCGGTGTCGTTCCATTTGAACTCCGGAACGGCAGCGGGCTTGGCCTGCGGGGAGGTGTTCTGCACGGGAGTGGCCAGCGCACCGAACGGGTTGGCTGCTTCACTATTCGTGGCGGGCTTCGCCTCGGCAGGAGCCACGGGCTGAGCCGACTGCACCGGAGTGGCAAGACCACCAAAGGGATTGCCCTGGCTGCCGGGAGTGCTGCCGATCACCTGAGAGGTCTGCACGGGAGCCGGTGCGGCAGCGATAGGCGCAGCAGCGGCAACCGGAGTGGCACCTGTGAGAGCACGGAAAGCCAGCGCGTCAGCCTGTCCCTTGTCGGCGGTGGCCAACTGCGCCACGGGCTTGGCCGCCTCACTATTCGTGGGGCCACCCAGCGCGATCATTCCGGCGAGCGGATCGCTGCCGAGGTTGAAGTTGCCGGCCTGTGCAATCTCACGAGTGCTGGGCGCGGGACCAGCAGCAGGAGCGGCACGGCTGGCAGGAGCCGGAGCCACCGGAGCCTGAGCACTCTGTGCCGTGATAGCGCTGATCTGCTCGGGGCTCATCGCGCCGATCTGACCGGCGAAGCGGATGCCATCTCCGAGGCGAGCACGAGCCACAGCGCCAGCGTTGGCGGGAACCTCGTACTGCTTGGTCCAAATGTCGTTGCCGGCCCTCACGTCGTCGCCAGCGGCCAGCAGCGCCTTGAGCACATGACGATGGCTGCCCTGCAACTCGTTGCCCACGTGGGCAATCTGAGCGCGCGGGTCAGTCCACGAAGTGCCCATCTGCTCGGCAGTGCGACGCAGGGCCGTTGCTCGACCCTGGTTCCACTGGCCCATACCGATACTATCGGAGCCGTCGCGACCATCACCGGGGTTGATCGCGTTGGGGTTTAGTTTCTCTCCGCTCTCACCAATCATGGAGCCCACCGCACCAGCAGCAGTGCCAGGGGCCACACCAAGTTCTAGGAACTTGTTATAGAGCATGAGTGCGTTGGGGCTGATGTTTTTAGCCATTCTTGAGCGCGGCCTTTCGTTTTTCTTATTAGTTAGTTCTTCTGGTAAATTTGGCCGTTGTACTCGAACCTGTCGCCCGGCTTGAGAGCCTGGAAACCGGGATCGTTGGGGCTGCTGAACTTGGGCACGCCAGCCGGGGCAGCAGGTGCACCAACGGGAGCACCACCACCGAGAGCGGTTGCGCGCGAAGCAGCCTCAGCGGCAGTTTTCTCACGCTCCAACTCGGCCGGGCTCTTCCACGGGCTGTGCATCTCGGTGAGGTCGGGAATCACCAAGTTGGGATCGATGCCGCCGATTTTGCCCGCAAGTGCACGCTGGTTGTCGCGCTGCTTCTCGTAAGTGCGGCGCTGATCCTGATACTTGCCGTCCATGTTCTTGAGGATTTTTTCTTTGTTCTCAGCGCTCATGCCGCCACCAGTGAGGGCCTGATTGATTGCCGCAATCATGCCTTCGGGCATGCTCTGCGTCTTCGTGCTGAGGGTGGCGATTTCGTTCTGGCTCACCACCGAACCCGGATCGTTCAACTTGTACCAGTCAAGCACCAACTGAGCCGTACCAAGGCCGCTATTGTCCTTGTAGGCACCGTCGAAGCCGGCACGGATATTCGTGGCAGCCAGGAACTTCTTGTTGTATTCGTTGGCGTTCCAAGTGGCGTTCATGTCCTTGGCGCGGTCATCGAACGTCTTCTTGTCGCCGCTCTGATCCTTCGCGGCCTGCTCCTTCATGCGCAGTTCGCTTTCGTTGTTCTGCAACAGCAACTTGCTGGGCAGTTCACCCGCGCTCCTGCCTGCGCTCTCGCTCTGCGCAACCTGACCCTTGGCAGCCGCGTAACCCGGTGCGGCGCTGATCGAGCCATCCGGCATCAGTACCTGACCGTTGGAGAATGCGTGCTTCTCCAAAGCCATGGCCTGTTCGTTCAGGGAATTGGCACGGGCATCGTAACCAGCAGCGCGAGCGCGATTGGCCTCTTCGTTGAGCGCCTTGATACGGGCCACCACCACAGCACCGGCATCGCCGGGTCGTTCGGCAGCCGGACCCTGTACAGGGGCCACAGGGGCAGCCGGGGCACCCGGAGTAACCGGGGCAGCAACAGGAGCCCTTGCCCCTGCAGGGGCAGCCTGCGGGCCAGGAACCTGCGCGGGAGGCGCAACAGGTGCAGCGGGAGCGGCAGGACCGGGAGCGGCAGGTACAGGGCCGGGCATCGCGCCGGGCGCGGTGTTGATCGCCGTGCTGCCAGCCGCGTTGGGGTTCACCGTGCCGTTGTACGCAGCACGAGCAGCCGCCTGCTGCGCGGCCTGCTGAGCCTGGATCTGATGCAGCGCGGTGTTGGCGCCCATGTTGCCGATTTGGGCCTTGAGGTACTGGCGCTTGAGACCGTCATCCTGCGAGCCCTGATAACTGCGGGCAAACGACTGCACGCCATCACCCAGCGCACCCAGGAAGTTCTGCGGGGTGTACGAGGGACCACCGGCCTTCATCATGCTGCCGCCGAGCGCGATGAGGCCCTGACCGAGACGCGAACGCTTCTCGGGGTCATCGAGACCAAGGCGGCTGAGGAAGCCGCCAACCGGGTTGGCGTTGGGGGCAGCACCATTGCCGCCGCCCATGCCGAGAAGATCGAGAAAACTCATTCCATGCCTCCGTTACTTGGCCATGAGGCCAGCAATGGAGCCAATCGCACCCATCGCCTGCGCACCGTTGTTCGTGTAGATTGGCTTAGTCTGTGTGCCGCTTGTGTTGTTGAAGCCGCCGCCATTGAGGATGTTGGCCTGATTAATGAGGCCGGTCCAAACAGCGTTCTGCTCGGCGTTCCACTTGTTGATGTCGTCCTGTAGGAACGCACCCTCACGCGCCTGCTGCGCCTGTCCCACGCCAAGTAGAGCCTGACTGTCCGCGTAGTCGTTCGCGCGTAGTCCCGGAGCCATACCGGCGGCCTGCAACTGCTGACCCACCTGCGCGTTCTGCGCAGCAGTCTGGCCGTTGGCAGCGTTCAACTGCACGCCGGCATTGCTGACCTTGTTCGCGAAGTCCTGATTTGCCATGTTGGCACCAGTGGTCATCGCGTTCATGCGGTTGGTGGTGTCGTACTTGTAGAGGTCGCCCAGCGCGTTCAGGTAGTTGAGGTTGTTGGTCTGCTGCGCAGCGCTCTGGTTGCCCAACTGGTTCGCCGCGCTCAGCCACAGGTTCGAAGCGTTGTTGCTGAGGTTGCCAGCGTTCAGCAGGGCAGCGTTATTGGTCTGCTGCTGCTGCGCGTCGATGTTGGCGACGTTCTGGCTGGCATTGATCATGTTCTTGGCAACGCTATCCGCGGTGCTGGCCTGACCAGCCAAAGCGTTCAAGCGCTGGCTCTGCTGGGTGTTGTCGATGTTGGCCCAGTTCTGGTTGGCCGAGATCGCGTTCTTCGTAGCGCTGTCCGAGAAGTTGCCCATGCCGGTGATGGCGTTGAGCCTGTTCTGCTGCTGCGCATTGTCGATGTTCGCCACGTTCTGGCTGGCGTTGACTGCGTTCTTGGCGATGCTGTCGGCGGTGCTACCCATGCCGGTGATCGCGTTGAGGCGAGCCTGCTGCTGCTGAGCATCGATGTTCGCGGCGTTCTGGTTCGCGGAGATGGCGTTCTTCGTGGCCGCATCGCTCGTGCTCGAAAGACCGGTGAGTGCGTTGAGACGTGCTGCCTGCTGGGCCTGATCCGTGCTGCTGAGGCTGTTGAGCGCGCTCTGCACGTTGCCAACGTTCTGGTTGTAGAAGTTGCCAATCGCGTTCTGAGCGTTCAACTGGTTGGTGCGCTCGTTATTATAGTTGTTGTACATGATGTTGCCAGCATTGGTGGCCATGGCATTTGCCGTGGTCTTCTCCGCATCGTTGCGGAGGCTGGCGTAAGCACCCGAGCCGAGACGGCCCGCAGCAGCCATGCGGCTGTCGATGCCCGGGGCGATGCTGTTGTTGAACTGGTCAACGAAACTCTGGTTGGCGTTCTTTACCGCCTGATCCAAGTAGGGGTTGGCATTCAGGAAATCGCCATTGGCAGTGCTCTGCAGCATACTGGCCGCAGGGTTGCCGTTGTTGGCGAGGAACGACGCGAATGCCTGCTGAGCACCCAGCGCGCTGTTCGTATAGCCGGTGGCGTTCTGGAAGCCCGCGATAGCCGGGTTGTTGCCGGCAGTGCCCGCGAGGTTGCGAGCCTGATCCAGGCTGCCGTTGGTGTAGCCCGTCTGACCCTGGAACGCGGCGAGTGCCGGGTTGGTGTTGGCGAGCGCGGCCGCATCCTGCGCGAGACCGAGCCCACTATTCGTGTAGCCGGTCTGTCCCTTGAATGCGTCCACAGCGGGGTTGTAGCCAGCGGTACCAGCCAGGGCCGCCGCGCTGCTGCCAGCCGCGTTGGTGTAGCCGGTGGCATTGGCATAGCCTGCCTGTGCCGGGTTGCTACTGGCATTGGCCGCAGCCTGCTGAGCCAGCCCCATACCGGCGTTGGTGCCGTTGAGGCCGTTGTTCATCAGCGCGTTGCCCGCGCTGTTGTTGATCGTGCCGGCTGCCGCTGCCGTGGCAGCCACACCGGGGTTATTCCACTGCGAGCCCGCCGCAAGCGCGTTCTGACCACCGAAGCCGTTGGCGAGGGCGCCATTGGCTACGCTGTTGACCATTCCCGAATACGGGTTGGCAGTTGGGTTCAGGCCCTGCTGTAGGCTCTCGTAGGTGCTCTTGGGCGTGCCATCGTAGGCACTGCCGGTCATCACACCGTTGGCCACGCCCTGAGCGTTGCCGTTGAGGACCGAGCCGTTACGGGCAATTGCCTCGATGTTCGCATAGGCGTCCTGTGTGGGCTTGCTCCAATCGATCACCGTGCTGTTCGGGTACGGTGCGGGAGCGCCGCTCTTACGAGCAGCCTCAGCGCTGGCGTAGAGATCAGCGTAGTAAGGCTGGGCGCCTGCCCACGGCTCAGTCTTCTGATTGCTTGTTACGGTTTCCGTGCGCGTACTGGTTCCCATGCTTACCCTGCAATTCTTTTAATCAAGTTGGTTGACTGAAAATCGTATCCAAGCGGACGCAACGCCCGCTCCCAGCCACGACGACCGCTGAGGATGATTGAGGTGCAGCCTTGTTCTGCTGCCCACTGCTCAACTACCGGACCGGCGATGTGCTCGATTTCCGAGAGATCGCCGGCAGCAAGGAAAATGAAGAGGCTCTTGTTGAATGGATTTTCGTTGATCTGCGTGACACCTGCGCTATTCGCGGTGCGCCACAACTGATAGTGGCCTCGGATCAGTTGCCCGATCAGCAGGGCTTCATTCACTCGTCCATCGCCGTGGGCAAGGGCTTCCAAGAGAATGTCGCGGCACTCAAGATAATCGGCTAGCAGAGCCTCCAAGCCATCAGCGTTGCAAAACTTTACGTTCAAACTGCCACCAAATAAGCGAATGTCCTGTCGGCCTGTGCAAGGTTACGGTGCGTGATAGTGAACGTACCGGGGCCATAAGCACTGATGAAGCAAGCGCCAGATGCCAGTTCCGCCGCTGCTGTGGGTGTCATGGGCGACAGCACAGCCGCGCTGTTGAAGCCCATGGGAAGTTCCGTCACCACGGTTTGGGTGGCGTTGATGGCAAGTGTTACCCTGCCTTTAACATTGGTCTTGCGCTCAAGCCGGTTTGTCTGATCGATAACCTGCTTGAGATCGCCATCTGCACGAGTTGCCATGCAGGTATTTATCTTGAGCCCGTGGGAACCGCGTCGATTTCCAATCCCATCGCCATGCTCCAACCGCCGCTCAGCGTGAGGCGATAACGGTGGTAGCGGGCATCGCTGCGCAGAGGGCACCAGCCATTCACGTTGATGGTGCTGCCCGTGCCGTACATGCCGGTCTGCTGCGGTGTGACCTTACCGGCCACCTGCACCGTGACATCGGCTCGACCGTGCACCTTGGGGCTTACGCCGCGCACGAGAGCCCTATCGCCCTGCACGCCTTGGATTTGCTGAGCCAGCAGCGCAGCCGTTGGGTACTCGCCGGTCTCGATGGTGGCGAGCATGCTGGGACCGCTGAACGAGTAGATCGTGCCTCGGTCGTTCATGGCGGCGAGGAACGCCCGACCACCGGCCCACACAGGGCTGTCCAGAGAAGCCGGTACAGCATCGAGGCTGCCGTAGCGGTCCAGCGCTGCCAACGTCTCGGGAAGGCTGAGGCTGTTAAACAGGAACTGCACTGGGCTTGCGCCCGTGCTCCATGCGCCCGTGTCGTAGTTGAAGATGAGCAGTTGGTCGGGCGTGAGATCGTAACTGTCGATGCTGGCATAGAGCCAAATCACCAGTTTGTTATGCGGATCGATGCTCACGGTCATGCGGTCAAAGCCGGCCTGATTGCTGTTGGCCTTGAACCAAGCGTCAATCTTGCCCTTACCGATGGGGTTGAGTTTGTCGTTCTCCATCATGTAGAAGCCATCTTCTCCGTAGAAGAAGATTTTGCCGTCCGCACTGATCACGCTTTGCGGGATCGCGCATCCTTTGTTCTGGTAGATTGTCTTGAACTCGAAGATGGCAGGCGAGCCCACATAGACCATTTTCACGATCTGGCTCTCGAGCAGCACGGTGCCCTCTTCACCGCCGATAACAGCCTGCACCGGGCCACCGCCTAGGATGTCCTGAAAGTCTGCCTGCGTGGTGGCGCTGAAGTTCCAATCCATGGGGTTGCCGATGGCGCTCCAACGAACCCGATAGGGAACGGCACCGTCGAAGGCATCGAAGGTATTTCCGACGAGCACGAAGTCGCGCAGCGTGGTCACGTATCGGGCCTTCACCAGCGTGGTGAGGTCGCCGAATCGGGTGCCCGTGGTGGCGTTGATGTACTGAGGCGGATCGCTGTAGTTGGTGCCCACCACGAGCCCATAGGCTTCTGTGAAGCGCCAACCCTCGATCTCGGCCGTGTTGTAGCCGGCCGGGCGGCTGATGTCGGTCCAGTTGGCTGTGCCGGGGTCCTGGGTGAACAGTTTGCGCTGGCTGGCCGCGTAGACGTGGGCGTTGCGCAGGTTGTCCAGCAGCGAGATAGCCGCGTAGGGGCGGCTGGGCAGGCTCGTAGGAGCATACTGCTCAGGGCTCGGGAACGGCTTGTAGAATGGGCCGCTGCCGGGGATCACGTTGTGGGCGCGGGTAACGCCGGGATTGTTGAGCGCGGGCTGGTCGGGCAGCCATTCACCGAACGGCACATTGAGGCTCATGCGAACCTCCGTGTCTGCAAGGTGCTGCCGCTGAAGGAGCCACGAGCGTGATCCGCTGCGAGGTTGCCCAGTGCAACGCCCAGCAGGGTGGCGTAACTGGCCTGCTTCTCCTGATCCTGTGCCCAGATCGCGTACTCAACGAGCACCGCATAGAGGTACACATCGGGGAAGGTGCTCAGCAGCCAGTTCGTGGGGGTGGCCTCGGTGAGCGCTGGCACGCGGGCATAGTAGGTGAGCGCCACGACCAAATCCTTGGCCGGGCGGCTCTGCAACCGGATGGTGCTGCCCACGATCGCGTATTGCTCGGTTTCGCCAGGGGTGGCGTTGAGCGCGTCGATGCTAGCCAGGGTGAGCGGCTTGTGGTTCACTTTTAGTGAGCGGCCTTCTTGGAAGTCCGCAGGCAGCGGGAACGAAGCCGCATCCCGTGCGACCGCGATCTCGACGTGCTTCTCGCTCAGTCGATGTTTCACGCTGCTGGCGAACTTGCTCTCAGCCAGGGCGATCAGCGTGTTAATGGGCAGATCACTGCGGACGGTGTAGTCGGCTACAGCAGCCTTGAGTTCGAGGATATTCGCCAGGGCCATGCTTACACCTTCAAAGTGTTGGTGCGCAGGTGTTGGAAGTCGCTGTCGTTCAGGCGACGCTTGAATGCTGCATCGTCATCGAGGATGCCTTGCTTCTGCCAATCCCAATACATGCCGGTCGGGATGGTGGCCACTTGGACCATTTCGCCAAGGCCGCTGCTCTTACTGAAACTGGCCTGAGCGCTCTTGTTGGCGTCCAGTACCGCATCGACCTTCCACTCGGTTTCGATGATGAGGTGTTCGCCGGTACGGATAAACCAAACGCGCTTATCGGGAGTGTCCTCCCATAGGATCTTCTCGCTCACTGAAACACCTGCAATATGAAATCAAATAAAAATGGGGAGAGCCCAAACGGCTCTCCCCGCCCCATCAATGATTAGGGCTGAACGTCTGCAATCTTGGCGTTGCCGAGTTCGTTCTTGCTCTCCAGGGTCCACTCGGTGAGCAGTGCCTTGCGGTCTGCGTCCGAGGTCTTGGCGAGGTCTTCGGTCTTCATCGCACGCAGCGTTGCGATGGCCCACAGGCTGGGATCGAACAGGATCACAGTGCGGGTGCGCATGTAGCGGTACGGGATGATCTCGTGGCGGCCGAAATCGCTCACGTACACGTCAACGCCAGCAGTGACGGTCTGGTCCTTGCTGAGGGTGTACTTGGTGGCGTTGCCGGTGAAGCCCGAGATGGCCTGCTTGAGAGCCGGGCCAACGATGACCTTCTTGATGTCACCGCCGTTGGTCCATGCCTTCTGGATGCCATCGCGGAACATGGCCTCGGTGAGGGTGCGTGCGGTGCCATCGGTGGGGGCAGCAACAGTGCCGGCGCTGTAGCCGGGAGTTGCACCACCAGTGCCAGCGAGCACGTTGGTAGCAATCCAACTCTCCATGCCGGCGCTGCGACGAGCAACACCAGCACCGCCCGGATCGCTGGCGCTATTGCCGACGATGGCAGCCTCGATGTCACGCTTGAGTTCCACGCCGGCCTTGGCGACCTGACGACCGAACTCGTTGTTGGTGCCTGCGGTGTTCACGGCCTGGACGGTGCCGCTCACGTTGATCACCTTCTGGCTGATCTGGGTGTAGTTGCCCAGACGCACCGGGGTGGTCAGCGCAGTGTCCACGAACTCGGCGCCCTCGGCCACAGCGTTGCCAGCGTTGGCAGCGTTCAGGGTCTCGGTCAGGAACTCGTGACGGGTGTTGGTTGCCTTCTTCTTTTCGAGCAGGCTGTAAACCGGGGTCTCCTCGGGGGAGATGTTGTTGATCACATTTGCGAGGTCTTCACGGACGTGAAGAACGTTGCTGGTAACGAGAGTGGCCATTTGCTGGCTCCTTATTATTGGGCTCTCTAATTCTTGTGTTAGAGTAGCCTGCTGATGATGCTTGCAGCGTCATCGACACTGCCGGTTCGTTTGAGACGCGCCATCTGGTTCTTGTGATCAGTCTGTGCGAGCGTTGCCTTGCCGGTGGTGACACCGGGCTTTGCCAGCGGAGGCTTGCTTGCCACTGCCTGTAGGGTCTTGGGCTCCTGTGCCTTCATGCGACGAAAACGCATTGCGTCGTACATGAGGCTGAAAAGCCTAGCATCCGTCACCTGCTGCAACAGTTCTTCGGGCAAACCCACCTCGTTAACGGCGAAGTTGACCAATTCTGTGCTTGCGGGCGAAACTTTACCCTCAGCAGTACGGGCAAACTCAGGGTGCATGTGCACCAAGTTATTGTATGCCTCTGCCTGTGCCTGAGCGATTGCTGCCTGACGCTGAGCGTTGGCTGCCTGCTCGTGCTGTGCGCGCAACTGCCTGACCGCGTTGAGGTCAGATAGACGCTTGTTCCACGCTTCCTTCTCGACCGCGTATTGAGCCGGGTTGTCCTCGGCCAACTGCTGCCAATTGGGTTCCTGTGGGAAGTGGTCACGCAAGTTCTGCTCCACAGTGGAGAGGTACTGCATGGCCTGCGCATTCAGTTCTGCTCGAACCTGACTTTCGGCGTGCTGGCGCTGTTGTGCCAGTTCCTGGGTCTTGCGCGTATAGTCCGACTGGCGAAGGTAGCCGCTCTTGAGGTCTTTGACCTTGACGCGCTCTCCGTTCACCTCAACCTCGGTGTCCTCACTAATCGTGTGGGTCTCGGTTGCTTCGGGCTCTGCGTCCTCGGTGGGCTGCTCTACCTCGTCGGTATCCGTTTCCGGGTGTACCTCGGTGGCGTCTGCATCCTCGTGGGACGGTACTTCAGCCTCAACGGCCGTGGTTTCAGCATCAGCAGCATCGTCGTTACCGAACAATGCAGTGATCTGGCTTGCTGCCTCGGGCAGCGAAAGACTTGCAGTCCCCTCAGCGGGGTTATTGCTGTCTGACATCGGTTCCCCCGATTGTTATTTGTTGCTGTTCTATTTAGTGGGTGAGGCCGAAAAGCCCGCGCTTACGAGCCTCGGTGAGTGTTTCCAGGGCGCGCTTGTCGATTTCGCCGCTGGCAATGGTGCGGCCTACAAACTCATCCACCTTGGAGAGCAGCCCCAGCATGAGGTAGATGCGTTCGCGAGTGGCGGTGTCACCGGCTGCGGTCTTGGGAAACGCATCCATGAGCGCTTCCCTGACCTTGTTCCATGGCTCCCGAAATGCAGGATCGTTGTAATACTGCTTGTAAAGTTCAGCCTTGCGAATGTTGTCTTCCATGTGCTCTCCTTAACGCGGGTCTTTGATCTGCGGCTGAGTGTTCTGCTGAGTCATCATCTGGAATCCCTTGAGTTGCGTTTCCACACCAATCTCCTCACGACGCAAAGCCATCTCTTGCTCGAATTTATACTTTTCTAGTTCCATCTTAGCCTGGAACTCCTCGCGCTGCATCTGTAGGTTCATCTCAATCTGCTGCTGCTTCATCTGCATTTCCATCTGCATGCGCTGCGCTTCCATCTGCATCTTGGCCTGAGCAGCCTGTGCCTCCGGGTCGGGCTTGGAGGGAGGTGCACCCTGCGGCTGCTGGCTCTTGGCAGGGTCGTTCCAGAAGCGCTCGGCGTTCTTGAAGCCCGAGTTCTCCGCGATCAGCGCCAGGGTGTTGAAGATTTTGCCCATGTCCGTGATGGGGGCCTGAGCCTGTATCGCGGTCATCTGCTGCTGTAGGATTGCGTTCAGCGCAGCCAGTTTCTGCGGCTTATCGGTGATGCCGAAAGTGATGTTGGCCTTGATGTCGAGGTCCGGGTTCCACTGGTCGGTACCGTAGGGAACCCAGCGACCGCGCAACTTCACGGTCATGGCCTGCGTGTCTTCCATGTGGCCAACGAGCAGGCTGGTCACGAGGCGGAAGAGGTAGCGATAGCCGGTCTCAGCGAACATGCGGGCGATCAACTCCACGCGGAGTTGGCTCATGGTCTGGCGCTGGCTGCTGGCGGTAGCCGTGGTGTTCTGCAGTTGGGTGGGGTCCACGCCCATGAGGTTGGGACCGACGCCCGTGCGGTGCTCGATGCTCTGGTTGAGCATGTCGATGACACCGAACGCCTGACCGCCCACGAACGGGGTGGTGGCGAACGAGAGTGCGTCCTTGTCCTTGACCCTGATGATGCTGTCGGGGCCGCTGTTGAGGAGGTCATCGATGTTGACGCCTTCCACGTCCGCGATGCGCTGCGGGCGAAGCACCTGCGTGAGGTTGTCGTTGATGCCTCGCATGAACATGCTCTTGAGGCGCTGATCCTTGCCGACCAGATCGCCCGTGCTCATGCCGTTGAGGGTGTTGGGCATCATGTACGGCACGAAGGCCGCGAACGGGGCTAGTTCCACCTCCTCGTGCGCCAGCAGCACCGCGCCGCTGGCCGGGTTTCCACCAATAGTGAGGCGCAGCAGTTCGCGAACGCCGTCGCCGTTGGCGTCCATGCGCATAAAAATCTCGTAGAGGTCCACGTCGGGCTCTACGTCGTTGGTGCCGTCGGTGTGGCCCTGGTCCTTGTTGCGCTCCTGCGCATACGCGCTGGTATCGCCACCGCTGGCCGGGATGCGAGCAACCTTGGACGCGTCGTAGCCCATCTCGGTTAGTTCGGCGCGCGCGATGATGCGCTTGAAGCCCTGTAGGTCGGCTGAGATGCCGCCGGTCTGGTAGTCGAATTGGGCGTCCTTGCTGACGAAGAAGTCCTCGGGCGGCACCACCTGGATGCGAACGCGGCTGCGCACGCGCGCCTCACGAATCTTGAGGTCGCGCATCTCCATGCCGGGGATCATCTCCATGCCGGGAATGGCACGGGGCTCACCCGCCTCTAGGATTTCGTGCTGCTCGCTCTCCTCGTACTGCACGGCGAGATCGTTGGGCACGCCTTCCAGCACCTGCGCGGGCTTCCAGCGCTTGTCCTTGTAGAATTCCGCGGTGACGATGCCGAGGCCGCCGATGAGGCCGTTCTTGAGCCAATCGTGCAGCACCAGGGCGTGGTTGTTCTCCTGCGTGACCACGAAGTTCACGACATCGGTCTGCTGCTCGGCTAGCGCCTCGTCCTCGGGACCGGTGGGGGAGAACTGAACCACCTTCTCCTGACCGTCGAACAGGGCCATGAGATTGGCCAGCGTCCACTCAACGTTGTCGAACGTGTCGCTCGTGACGTATCGGCTGCGCCCGACGATCTGCTCGTCCCCGGCAAACTGATCGCGATTGTACAGTTCCAGGCCAGTGACACGCTTCTGTTCCAACGTGCCCAGCGTGTAGTTTTGGGTGTGCGGGAATGCCGTTCCCACACGATCAAGCATGTCCTGCTCGCTGAGAGGCTTTACGATAGCGCTATCGGTCTTCTTGGTTGCTTCCTCTTCCATCAGTACCTTTCATGTGCGGTAGGTCCGCATCTTTTTGTCAGACGATGTTCCAGCCACGGTTGATGGCGATTGGCTTGTTCCAGGCATATTTACCGTAATGGGTGTTCCTGGCGTCGCTCGCGAAGGTGAGGCACAGCGCATCCGCGATGTCAGGGCTCTTTCGGCCCAGTTTGCGAATGTCTTTCTTGCTCTGCACTTTATGCTTGAGCCCTTGGAACTCGTATGAGGGCAGGCACAACTCGCTGATGAGCACTGGATCATTGGGGATGCTCACGTTTCCGGTTTCGAACCATTCGCGCGCCCGGAACCACAGTTCGTCGCGCAGGCTCACGTAGCGGTCGGGATCGCGCGGCTTATGGGAGACGATGACTTCCTTGACCGGCAGTCCCATGGTGCGCAGTAGGCCCGCGATGCCGTGACCCACGCCGATGCCGTCAACGCAGATCTCTGCGGGCTGGTCTTTCTTGGGGGTGCGGTCGAACTCCTCGCGCACTCGCGCAGCCAACTGCTCGGGCAGCATGGTGCCGTACACGATGGGCGGCCCCATCATGAGGTTGTCGCGGCGCTTAATCAGCACCGATCGATCCTTGCCGGTGCCGCTGGGATCAAAGCCCCACACCACGGGGAACGTGGGCTGAGGAACCACCTCGCGGTCGATGGCCTCGACAACGATGTCCCTCGGGATAACGCCGTCTTCGTCCTCAAGCGGGAACTCACCCAGCACCTTCACCCGGTACTCGTTGGAGCCCACGCCGCCGAACGAAGCCGTGATGCTCCTCAAGCGCTCAGCGGTGATACCGGGGTTGTCGGTGAGTTTGCCGTGGACCGGCGTCCACTCCTTGCTGATCTCAGGGTGTTCCCAAGTGTCAAAGAAGAAGCCGCTCGTTCGTGAGGGGTTGCTGATGATGCAGAGTTTGGGGTTTGGATCCGTGAAGATGTTCTGCAACTCCGCGAACACTTCATCGGGCACACCCGTTGCCTCGTCTACAAACACAAAGTTGTTTTTCTGGTGAATTCCACGCGCAGTCTCAACGTTGTCTTTGTTGGCTAGGCGTGTTTCCGCGAATGCTCCAGTTGGGTTATCGCGTCGGTAAATCTTGGTGGCTGTGTAATCGAGGTGTTCCTTCAGGTACGGAGGCAACTTCGCATAGAGGTTGCCGACCTCTTTCCAGATACCTGCTTTGATCTGGTCCTCACTTGGACCAAAGATCGTCACCTGCACGTCGTTGTGTGTGATCAGCGCCCAATGGATCAGCACGGCCATGGAAAACGTCTTGCCGAAGCCGATACCGCCTCGGAACGTGATCTGGCTGTTGCGCTGATATTTGGTGACGAACTCCACCTGCTTGGGGTTCAGCGTCGTACCAAAAGCCTGTTGTGCAAAGAACGAAATATCGTTGCGGAACTGCTCTAGCAGCAGCACCAAATCGTCATTGGTTGCCATAAGATACCATTATCTCTGAAACTATGGTATTTATGCAAACTTTACCTTTTTTGCTTTTCGAGCCGGATTTAAGGAAGGCCTAATCAGGCAGATGGTAATCATGGCACAGGAGGATGCCATGCAAATGAATTTCACAAAGACACTGAATATTATTACCGGACTTATTTGCATCGCAATCGCTGTGCGTGTGGTTCAAGCATATATGCCAACCTCTAGCGCGCCCAAAACAGTGGCCCAGCAGTCGGCAAATGAAAGTGGCTTCAGAGAAAGTAGCCCCTCCCGCAACATTCAGCCGGCTATGGCTAAGCAGCATGTTGAAGATAGCACTCTGTCGATATTCAAGCCGGGAACTTATTATTACATAGCGAACCATAAAAGCGATATATCTCTAAAGCAGATCGCCTCTTACTGCTCAAAAATCGAGAAGTTCGATAAATTTGGAATGCTCGGCTCATTGTCTACAGGGCCTGAATACGGTCCTCTGGCTGAACTTGTCAGAGCGAACGGCTATGACCGGATCGAAACGACCACTGGATCTGACGGCCTGTGCAGAGTTAATATTGGAATATCGGGCATTTACAATGGTAAAAGTTATAAATTTAGGAAAAGTTGCCTTCTCACAGCAGTTCGCATCGACGATGATGGGGCGGTTGCCGCTAAATCTCTCAATATGTACGACTGTGACTAAAATGACCAAATCTCGATCAGAAAAAGATCGTACGAAAAATAGAGCCGTCAATCAGATTTCTTGCTCTGTAACTCCGTGATGGTGCTGAGCGTGTCGCGGATGACGCGCTGAACCTCTTCCTCGCTCTCTGTGATAGCGCCGCGGTTAAGCCAATCGGCACTCAGCGAGCCCGTGGGCAAACCCTGCGGGCTCACCTGTCCGCACGCGATTTTGAGGTCCGTGCCGTTCTTGTCGAAGCGGCTGCGCAGGTAACTGCTCTTGATGTCCTCGACGTGCCACAGCCCGCATGCGCCTTCGCGGTTGCCCAGCGGAAACATCACGATCTGCAATTCGCTGCTGAGGCTGGCCGGCACGCTCTGCGCTCCGGCGATGTCGTAGTCCACGCCCGGCTTGGGATACACACATACGGCGCTGGTGTAGCGCCAGGGAAGCGGATTGCTCGTGGTGGGCGTACTCTCGCCGCTGTAGCGGAAGTAGATCAGGCGATGAGCGCTGATGCGCTTGCCCACGTTCTCAACGAGATTGCAAACCTCGTCCTCTTTGCGGATGTCCTTGCGGGCCTTGGTAGCCTGCTGCTCAAGCACGGTGCTGCTGCTGGCCGGCAGTAGGCCCACTAGGGCAGTGCGAAAGCCCTCGTTGGCGTAGGAGGCATAGCCGAGCGCTGCCAGGGCAAGGATCGCGGTCACGATTAGTGAGGACACTGGGCTGCGCTGGAACACGCCCACGATGCTGCCGAAGGCGTTAGCGACGGCGCCGGGGTCTTGGTAGGCGGGCTTGCTGCTGCGCTTGGGCTTGCTCGCGGGTGCCTGCTCGATCTCATTGCAGGTGTTATCGTTTTCGTCGGCCACCTGCGGTCCCCCTGTAAGTCCTTTCACGTATTTATGCGGGGGCAGCAAAATCGAGTGCTTTGCAGGGCGGGTAATAATGGTTAGGCATGAAGTGCTGACTACGTCTTCCCCCCTCAGACCGGTCAGCCCTCGGCGAGCAGTTTGACCTGTCATCGCTGCTCGCCGAGGCCACAGACAGAAAAGGCCCCTTATGGAGGCCTAGCGGGAGGAATGAACGACGCCCGGATTGGTGCGTTGGTGGCACCAACGCCACTCACATAGATCAAGCGTGCCGACATGAGCCAATCGCCGGATGCATCTTCCCCCTACGCCCTTGTGGTGGATGATGACGGGCTGATCCGCATGGATGCCATGGACATTCTGGAGGATGCCGGCTTTCACACCTTCGAGGCTGCCGATGGCGACGAGGCTATGCACCTGTTGGCGCAGCAGCACGGTGTGATTGTGCTGCTATTCACGGATGTTCAGATGCCTGGAACCCGCAACGGCTTTGCAGTGGCCCGGGAGACGGCTCGTCAGTGGCCTCACATCTCCATCGTGGTGGCGTCGGGTCATGTGCAGCCGGGGCCGGATGATCTACCCGATGGGGCCGTGTTCATCGGCAAGCCATTCACAGCCGAGATGGTGCACGACCACCTGCAGGAGATTCTACCTGACGGACAAAAGCCGGAGCCGCTGCGCCGCATGGCCTAA